ATAACAGTAGATATGTCATTTGACTCACTAGAGCCAGCTGATAATGAAGCACCATCTGATAAAGTACCATTAGTTACCAACTCTTCCTTATCAACTACAACATAATCCCCAGCATTAACACTACTTTGTACTACTAGCCCATTTGTAGCTTGGTCTTGAACCGTTACTTCAGGTATGTTATCTGTCATATCTATTGTTTTGATTTCTCTTACTGAGATGTTGTCAAGAGTAAAACCAGAGCCATTTACATCTCTAAAGTATATTGAGCCACTACCATCTACAACAATATTTAAATTAACCTTACCCTCATCCGTTGTTTCAATATATGGTCTAAGATTGCTGTAATTTGGAGCATATATTCTTAGAAGACCACTGCCTTTTTTGGTTAGAGTTATATTTAATAACTTACCACTAGACACACTTATTGGTTGATAAATTTTTATACCTTCCGTTCCATCAAAAACTGCTTCTCCGTCAACAACAGAAATACCATCTTCAAAAGTCCACCCAGTAGTCCCATCACTAAAATCTCCATTAGTAACTAACTCCTCACCTAACATTCCAACTACTTTACCATTAACCTTAAAGTAATCTCCATCAATAGCTGTCTTATATGTAAAGTTACTATCTTCTTTAAATATCATTGGTTTCTTATCACCTATATATCCATTGAATGGTGCTAAAGCTTTAATCTTATCATCAATAGCTTCTATATTATAAGTAGCTTCTGTTGGTATAGAATAAGACTGAATAATATCTTTACTAGCTTCTGCTGAGTTAGCACTATCTAATGCTGAACTAGCTGATTGACTAGCTTCATTAGCTTTAGTTGAGGCTAAGTCTGCACTATCATTAGCAGCTATCTTAGATTGTATTGCTGATGCATCAGCTTGTATAGCTGAAATAGATGCTGTTTGAGCTAGAGATGCAACATTATCAATATAATCCTTACCATCATCAAGGTATTGTAATGCATCATTTGCATAAGTTGCACTAGCAGCTGCTTCATCTGCACTTGTACTTGCTGCTGATGCACTACTTGCTGATTCTGCTGCACTATCTGCTGATTCTGATGCACTTGTACTTGCTTTAATAGACCAGTGTTTAGCACTATATCTAACTGGGTCTGTTGTTGAATATGTTATTCCAAATCCGTCAGTCCATTCAGCATTTGCTACTGGTGAATCTTCATCTTCATTAGCTAAATTATCGGCATTTATTTCACTTGCTAGAGCATTATGGCTACTATTTAAAGATAATGTAGCATTTTCTTCAGCTGTCTTAATATCTGTAATTAACTCAGCATCATTAGCTATTGCTTCTATCTCACTATCAATGTCAGCAACCTGAGAAACCTTGTCATCAATATTAGCTACCTTTGATATATCACCATCAGTTATAGCAGCTACCTTAGTAACATCAGGACTAATACCTGATACATTCTGTACATCAGTAGTTATTGAAGCTACTTCATTTATATCTGTAGTATTTTGAGCCACTATTCCTATTGAGTTTAAATCAGTATAACCATTAAATGTATTAGAAAAATTAGCAATATCCGTATCTAGTGTAGCACTTAAAAACTCTGGTGTTTTATCTTTTGGGTATCTTAGATAAAAAGCAAAACCACTCGGTGCACCACCATATTCTCCATTATATCCTTCGCTATATGAGTAGGTCATTATAGTATCATTAAATGCTTCAGTTAAAGAATAGTTTATTTCATCTATCACCTGACGCAAAGTTTTATTTGAAAGAGAATCATAGAACCCTACTACCTCATTTGAGTTTTTGTTTATAGCTAAGGTATATGAAATACTAGGGTATATAACATCTAAATTAGTCCCTACAATATAGCCTAGTTTATATGTATTATAGTCTACTCCTACTATATCAGCTACTGTGTCTATATTATCTTCATTTCCTGCTACATCTACAACTTTATCTTTAATGCCGGCAACAGTTCCTATGGTATTATCTCCAGATAAATCATTTGCTACTGTAGATACATCTGGATACCTATTTACCATTACTTCATATAAAGTTTCCGATTCATCAAATGGGAGATTGCCTGCATTTATCTTAGTGATTGGAACTGCCTGACCATTTCTAGTTTGAGTTTCAGTACCTTCTCCTGTTGCTAAGTCTTCAAGACCTACTCTATTTCTGTATAATTTCTTTATGTTTTGTTCTGCCATAATTAAAATCCTGTTCTGTATTCTACCTCAGGGTAGCTAATATCTTGGTAACTATTAGAGTTACGTACTTTATCTTTTTGTAACTCTGCCGCATATCTTTGTACAAATATTTGACCTCTTTGTATAGACTCAGTTCTATTATCATCTAATAATAATAAACCTGAAACATAAAATAATAAAGTTGTAATAAATGTATCATCTATGTCTAGAGTATCTTCAACTGTTGTTACCTCTGTAGGCATAGCATAGTATGATAATTCTATTGCTATAAAAGTATCTGATAAGTTAATAATAGGCTCATAACCAGCTAATTCCTCTTCATCATATACATTCTCTGGCTCTACTACATTTTCTACCTCTATAGATGTTATAAGACCATATACTGTATCTGCCTGAACATTAGGTATATCTATAAGTAAAGAATTTGAATTATTTAAAGATTGGTATTCTGATTTTGTTTCATCTAATAAAGGATAAAGAGTTAATTCTCTAATATTCTGTTTATCAAAACCTAAAGCTATTAGGTTACTACCTATCTCCTCTTCCCATTTACCATATCTGTCATCTAATTCCTCTAAACTAAGTATTTCTATATCTGTATTATCTACTCTTACTCTTTTTAATTTAATAAAGTCTGAGTCTGGTATAGTAAGTTTTCTTTGGTATGGAGTTATAGGTAGTGTAAGAGTTTTCTTTTTAACATAAGCCTTCTTACCTATGTCTTCTAAACCCTCATTAATAATGTCTATAATTCTGCCATCTGTAAACTTATTTTTGTTTACATCTCCAACTCTACGTCTGACTTTACTAATGAAAGTTTCTACTGTCATTTTATTTCCTTAATAGGCAGTGAGCCCACAGAGATTACTCTGTGAACGCACCGTCATATGCATCTAGTTCAACAAATGTTACAACTACCTCTAAAGCTCCTTGAGTAGCTGAAGATAATGTAGGTGTTACTTCAACATCAGTTAAAGCTGTTACATGAGATTTAGTAGTATATGAATCAACACCAGTTGATGAAATGTCTTTGTCATTTAATACTACAGAACCACCAACTTCTACATCACATGTAGGAGTTGTACCGTTAAAAGCTTCAGATACAATTAAATCTACACTTAAAATAAGTGAGTTTGCAGGTATTGAAGCTACTTTATACTCATCACCAGAAGTAATAGTACCTAATCCACCAGCTAAAGTATAAGTTAATTTACCTACTGTCGAGTTAAGTTTATTTTTCTTCTTGTTTCCATCATATTTGATTAAGTTTACTTGTGCCATTAATCACTCCTTATATAGCTGTATTATAAGTATCAAAAGCAAATAAAGCATAATCCATATTAGAGATTTTAGCTTCTGCGTAGTCTTCTACTTCTGCAGTGATATTACATTTTTTAGCTTGATGCCATAACTCTAAAGCTGACTCAGATACTCTTCCGAAGTCTTGAGATGGTTGATATTTATAATCAGGCATCATACCAAATGCTTCTTGGAATGCTCCAGCACCAACAATAAACCCTCTAGATGCAACAACACCTGTTTGAGCAGTTCCTGTACCAGAGAATGTACCAGCTTCGTCAATTGTTCTTAAACCAGAAATTTCAACAGATTGTTTAAATAACTGATTTGATTTAGACTCACCGAAGAATACTCCAGTTTCCATAATAACTAAGTTACCTACTTCAGCAATAGCATGAGTAATAAGTTCGTTACCATTTCCTCTTACTTGAGCTTGTTGATAAATAGATTGAAATTTTGTATCAGTTAATAAGTCTCTAATTTGGAAACTATCTAATACTGCTAGCCATTTTCTTTTACCATTTGCAAATTTGAAAGGTTTAATTGGAGCTCTTCTTTGTGAACCAATTTGACCAGTTTTTGCAGCTGTTTCCATTTCAACTAAGAAATCCCAAGACATTTTATCTGAAGTTGTTAAGTCAGCAACAGTAGCTCTATCATTAGGTCTTAAAATATGAGTTGGTGACTCACCTCTCATATATCCTGAACCTAAGTCAAAGAATACTTGGTCGTTTGCTCTTGTGTAGTTATCAGATAATAACTCTCTTGAGTCTTCATGCTCAGCTAAGTCCATATCACCAATAACAGCAGCGTCATATTTTCTACCATTATCTACTGTATAGATACCTTCTTCAATCGTTAATTTGTCAGAGAATTTAAGTTTAGCTTTTGCATTACCAAATGCTTCTTCTGAACCTCTAAAACCTGCAGTAGCTAAGTTACCTCTGTAGTCAAATACTACAGTCATACCGTCTTTAGCGTTTCTATCTGTTTGTTGGTAGATTACTGAGTCTTCTGTTTTACCCTTAAGACCGTTCCAAAATGACTCAGATTTTTTCTGAATCATACCTTGAACCATCCAAGACTTTCTTTCTAACTCACTACCATATTTTAACACACCAGTGTTTTCCATTTAGTCTCCTTTTATAATACTAAATTATTGTAGTCTTCAGCAACACTCTTCTTCAATTCAGTCTTTGGTGGAGTTTGTGCTCCAGTTACATTATCTAATGCAGCTGAACCTCCATCTGGAACCTTTGTTGAAGTAGTTTTTGTTGCAACGTCAAATTTTTGAGCCTTAGTTAGGAAGTCCTCAAAGGTAATTTCACTATTAGCTAGTTGGTTAACTAAAACTGGAGGCAGTTGTGCAAGAACTTTCTCGTCATTTAAGTTAAACTCAGGGTTAGCTTCCATGAATTCTTTCAGTTTTTCTTCTCTTCTAGACAACTCATACGATTTAGATGCTTCGGTTCTAGCTTGCCCAAGTCCCTCAGTAATAGTTTTGTCAAAATCTTCCTTAGCCTGATTCTCAAGCTTTGAAACTGTATCTCTCCATTTATCTGGGTCTTCGAACTTCATTTTCTCAAGTTCTTCATTCTGTACAGCCGAAAGATTTAAGCTTTTCTGTGCTTGTTCCATTAGAAAGTTCTTCTCAGCTTCTGTAGCCTTAAGCTCTTGCCTAGACTTTGTATATGAAGCTTGAGTTTCTCTTCTACCAAACTCAGTTTTAGCTAACTCACCTAAAATAGGATTATCATTAATCTTATCTTCAGGTATGTTAAATTTCTTCGCATACTCTTTAGTTAAGTTAGTAATAATCTCTTGCTTTTGCTCAGGAGTCTCGTAAGTAATTCCCATTATTTATCCTTTAATATATAAATATTACTATTATATCATTAATTATCTTAAATCAATCTTAATCTATCCTTTATAGCTATTTAACTATATTTTATATAGCAAACCCATCATAATCCCCAGATGTTCTATTATCAACATTCCTTGAAAAGTCAAACTTATTTTGTTTAAAACTATAGTCCTCATTCTCTTTATATGGTATCGTTTTATTATAGTGTATCCCTAGTGATGCATATCTAAGTGAGTCACATGGGTTAGATGCTTCATCATGCTCTGGTGTCTGTAAATATACCATAAGTCTTTTATCATACTTCCATCTATAACTCTGTATAGCATCTATTAATGTTGTATACTTATCCTTTTCTTCTATTTCCTCAGGAACTACTCCACACTGTGAATCTATGAGTGCTACTTTAAGAAACTGTCGTGTAGCCTCTATACCATCTAATATACTCTGTTTCGGCTGTACTTTACATT